GAACCAAAGTGCCATTACCATATCGGTTTTACCCTTGGTGGTTGGTGACCAGGTAATAAGTTGTTCTATTAAAGACTTAATGTTTTCGGTTTGGTCACTCGGCAGATGAATTAAATTATCACGATGGTGTTTGCCATCTTGCTGCTTAGTACCAAAGAGGGTGGACATAGATGCCACACCAAAGCCTGAGTCCCACTTATTGTTACCGGTGTGGTGCTCTCTTAGAATAACTCCCTTAGTTGCAAGGAACTGTCTAATTCCTTCATCTTGGGTAAGGAAGGACTGAAAAGCATTACGCTCGACAATCCATTCTCCTGGAGTGTAAAGATTAGTCCAATCGGTAATGAGTTGACGAATTTGTGCAGGCGTAGGACGCGATATTTTAATAGCATCCAGAATAAACCTTTTATGAGAAACCCTATCAACTGCGTAACATACCGCTGCTGTGTCTCCGACCATCGCTGGGTCGAGACCACAGACGATACTGAAACCGTTGAGGTCCTTGGGGTGACCAGGATTGCCAGGTACCAGACGTCCTGCTTTTCGCATTCCATCAATAGAACCTCTCACACATACTGGGTCGAATATGGCATCATCAGAAACATCTTGCTGTTGATAAACCAAAGCCCAGGTTTGAGCATCCATAGCTTGGCGCTCATTGAACAAGTGGGGTCCGTGCCAGCGGGGGTATAATCCATCCTCGGTTAAATCTGATTCGGACTGTCCATCAAATGGGGCATCGGAGTAAGGCCAGAGCGTAACCCACTTACTTGGGTCATCATTTGTCTCTAGTAGGGCTGGCATAGCCATATATGTCCAAGGGACTTGCCCACCAGGGTATCTATCTGGGTTACGCAGTTCTTTGTATAAATCTACAGAGGCTACACGGGTACCGATGACTACTAGCTTGCCGGTAGGGTTAAGACGGCTTCGCACGTCTTGGGTAAGCCAGCGGATTTGTTTTTCAAACTCGTTAGCATTCTTTAAGGTAACAGCGTCATCGACGATAATCATATCAGCGCGTTTACCGTAGATTTGACCGCCGATACCTACGGCTTCAATGTTTGGGTCTTTTTCGCTTGTCTCACGTAGTTCATCTCCGAAGACTACGCGGGTGGCCTGCCAGGAGGCAGACTTGGAGTTAAAGCCGACACCAGCAGCATAGGCCTGATGCAGGTTCTCATACATCGGGTGGGTAAGGCGCTGCTTGATAGCGTATAAAAAGTCTGCGGCAAGCTGCTGAGTCTGAGAGACTATCAGGACTCTAAAGTTAGGGTTGGTGGCTACCTTCCAGGTTACATAGTCAACGGTTATGGTAATTGACTTGGCGTGGTTAGGAGGGATGTTGATAAGTATGCGGTTGTTGTTTAGACCCTTTTCATACTTCATAGCCGGATGTAGCCAGGAGGGGTCACGCCCCTCGATAACATCCACCAGGTTCTGCTGATGGGCAAAGGTGCGGGAGTGTAGGAAGCGCTGCCTAAAGGCCGCGAAGTCTAAGTCGTGGACATCGGCTTCTGCATAGTTCTTAGTTTTTAACCCTAGACGGGTTCTGTCCATTTTGTCAGCAAAAGCTCTGTCAGTCCTACGGTAGTACTCATAAGTCTTCATAGACTTACCAGCGGAGGCTACCGCTGCTTCTACCGTTAAGCCTTCGGCTACAGCGGTTAGGATAACTCTTTTAGCTATCTCACTGCTTTTCTCTGCCATCAGGCTCCTCAAATTCATTATCAGCGGATGATAGATTTATCCCCACTAAAAGTAGGCGCCGCTTGCGCCTCACTCGGTAAGCTCCCGAGCGAGCCACAGCGACGTGAGGGGTAAGTCGGCTCTCCGCCCTAGGGGGCGTAGCGCCAGCGTAGCCTACGGTCGCAAATGGAACTCTCCCCGCATTTGCTCCCTACTGTATAGTAGGCGGGAAAAAAAACTCATTTCCCGCATTCTGCTGAAAAACTTTATAAATGTGACTAACGTCACAGATATAGCGGTATAAAACGGACAATACGACTAAACATATAAATTTGACTTTAGGAGAAATTTTTTGTGAGGGAGTATGTAGGTGGTTACGCTCGCGTAAATAACACCCGGGTACGCTCGCGTTTCGGCTCGGTTACCCCCACCCCCGAGCCTTGTGCCTGTAAGGGATAAGGGGAGGGCTTGTTCCAACTCCGGCACGGCTTTCGCCTCGCCTCGCCCATATTGTTAAGCCTTGCCTACCGGCTTTTAATATCTCGTGCCAGCTAAGTTACTCACCAGTAAGTTACTCACCAGTAACTCTCAACCTCTACTCAACCCTTACTCTCCCACCGGAATTACGCAACACTTTTATTGTTTAATTCCCTCAAGTAGTTGAAAGTTCAACCAATAATCTACCCTCTGACCTTGTGACCAAGGACACAAAACTTGAGCGTGTTGTTGATTAGATAACTAGGGGAGAGTCCGCTAGGGTACTCCTATGAGCCTAAGAGTTAGGCTCAATGATGAAAGGGTTAAAATGAATACAAGCCTACACAACACAGCTTACAACACAGTTGTTGTTAAGCACTTTGAAGCTAACGCAGACCATAAAGAATACGCGGTACTTACAGTTTCAGACACAGACCACAATTATGTGAGCCTGTTTTTCCCTAGCCTCCAAGATGTCCAATATTTTGTATCACAAGCAGGTTTTCAAGCTGACAAGCTAATCAAAGAGTCAGCAAAGAAAAACCTCAGCAAGGTAGGCGCATAATGAGCACCTATGAAATGATTAAAAAAGAGGGCGAGTGGGCACTCGCACAGCTAGGGCAGACAAGCCTTACAGACGAGGCGAACTATAACTATTACCAGGGCAGACTAGACGCTGTGTCAGCGATACTCGCCCAACTGTCTAAAGTAGAAACCAACGCCTAGTGCTTTACTATGGGGGAGAGTGTGCTAGGCTCTCCCCTGTGGTAGCTCACTAGGGGCTAACTAAAAGAAAGGGTAAGACAATGACAACAAAACAAGAAACCTGCTCACAGCGTATCGGTGAGATGATGAAATCAAGGGAGGAGGACATCAAGGCTCTAATCTCTAACCCTGACTCTGATTGGAGTGATGACCCTGCGCTATCTATTGACCGGACAGAAATCGTAAGTATCTGCCTAAGTTGGGGAGGCCCTGCCGATTACATTGAAATCACCTTGAAAGACAAAGAGGTGCAGAAGGTGGAGTATCGCTTCTCTGATTGGTTTGATACCGCAACTGTGGAAATACCGGATGACTCTCCTCTCTACCAATACGCGATGTTTCAATTAGATATGTTGGAGGCGTAAATGGATAAGTGTCGGTTTTGTGGGTTGCGCGGGCTTGTGTTATCTACCGCCTGTGCTGATTATTCTTGCGAGCATTGCGGGGAGTGGCAAGGGGCTATTCTGAATAGTGCTTGGCTAATTGTTGGATATGAGGAAACAACCTGTGATGAGTGCGGAGAAGCGCACGACCTAGACAATGAGGTAATGAGTATCAAGGAGGAGGGCGCAAGTGTTTGAGATTTCAACTAACTGGCAAGACGGGGCGTTGTCTGCCCTTGCCTACCTCGCTGTTGTGGTGGGCGTGTTGTGGATACTATCTAAAATTGAAATCAAAGAGAAAGAGGGCAAGAAATGAACAGCGAAAAGTTTATTATTGAAATCAGACAGTTTGAGGACTTAGCAACCGAGAACGGCAAGGCGTGGGTTGTTGATTTGCTAGACCTGCGCGGTGATGTAATCATAGAGGGCGCGGGCGTGAGTAGTGATTTAGTGTCGGCCATAATGGAAGCTGGCCGAGATATTGCCTACTATGTGGCAGAGGAGGCGGAGGCTAATGCCTAGATATACCTTCAGAGTGGAGCAGATTATTGAAGTGGAAGCTGTCTCGCCACAAATGGCAGAGGATAGGTTGCCCTTATATCCGGAAGGGTTTGAGGGTAAGAGCTGGGTAATAACTGAGGAGAAGGTAGAACTACTAGAGGAGGCTGAAGTTCGTGGCTAGCTGTGGAGTGTGTGGT